ACAACTTACACAAAGTTCTCGTGAAAAAAGCCCAACTCAATTTAATAGATAAAGCCGTTGCTTTTCTGAACCCGCAAGGGGCAGTTAATCGGATGATTGCACGACAAAAGCTCGTCAACTTCTCTTATGATGCAGTCAAATATACAAGGGAAAGAAAGGGGCCGAGTGCCCTTTCTGGTGCGGAAGATTATCACTCTAATTATGACCGAGTAGAGTTGATGAAAAGGGCGAGGGACTTGGCAGAGAATGTTGGCCTTGTTCGCTCCATCCTAATGAAGTTTGCGAGCCACACCGCCGCAAACATCTCCTACCAAGCCCGAACCGAGAACCCCGAAGTCAATACAGAGGTAGAGGCATATTGGGCAGAGTGGTGGGACAAGTGCGACTTAACCACAAGGCATACTGGCTCAACACTTATGCAAGTGGCGATGATGAGTATGCTCCGGGATGGTGACTTCCTTTTCGTTTTGGTTCGAGATAAGGATGGAAACCTAAAGATTCAAGGCATTGAGGCAGATAGGTTGGGAGACCCATTCAAAGTTTATACAAGCCTAGACTTGATCGGTGGAATCCATATTGATCGGGATACTGGTGCTCCAAGTGCCTACGATATTTATAATAGAAGCATCGGGGATTTCTACACCTACCAGACAACCATCCCCTCAAGCCAAGCGTTTCACTTGTTCGACCCGCTCCGTATTGACCAGTACCGAGGAATCTCCGCTTTCCATACCGCAATCAATGATTGCACCGACATCTACGACATTATCAACTTTGAGAAGATGGCCGCTAAAAATGCAAGCTCACAAGCTGGCATCGTGAAGAGGAATAACAACAATGCCTCAGATCTCTCCTCGCTGACAAACGATGAAGATCTCAATGGCAACACGATTAAGTTAGAGGCGATTGAGTCTGGCAAAATCTCCTACCTAGAACCGGGTGAGGACATTGTGTTCCCAGATGGGCCGAGCCGTCCAAGCGGAGCATTCGCCGAGTTCCACAAAATTCTATTGAGGAATATTTGCCTTGGGCTTGGCATCCCTTACAGCTTTGCCGTAGACCCCTCTGCTATGTCTGGCCCGACTGCTCGCCTTGAGATGCAACAAGCAGGGCGAACCTTCCGCAGATACCAGAAGCTCCTCGATGATAAGGTTCTTCGCCCAATTAAGAACATCGTGATTGCAGATGGAGTCGCAAGGGGATTGATTGAGAGGAATGTTGGAAGCAGAACGACCAGAGGCATTTTCAATTTCGGGGCTAATGTCTCTATTGATTTAGGCAGAGAGTCCGCTTCCGCAATTTCCGAGTTCAAGACTGGACTTCGCACCGCCGCCGATATTTACGCAGAGCGAGGCCAAGACTTTGAAAGCTCTATGAGGCAGAGGGCGATTGAGGCTAAACTAATTAAGGATTTGTCCGAGAAGTACGGCGTAGACCCAGAGACGATTTCCGATATTGTTCCACCGAAACCCACCCAGACCAAGCCCGAAGCACCCTCGGTTAATCCAGTTATCCCGGCAAAGGACAGCCCAGCAAAAGACAGCCCAGAAAGTGACGAGGACATAGGTGGAGATCAAAAACCAATTCCAGAAGACCCGATTGACCCATCCTCCGAGGAGCTAGAGATTAAAAAAAAAGATACTGAAGAAGCGTTAGCAAAGCTAGACCCCGCATCTATTAAGATGCTGATTCAAGGGATGATGGGCGGGATTGAGTTGGGCAAGTACGATGAGATTGATTTTACCCCACCACAAGGAGCTAGGGATGCCGCTAAAAGAGCCTTGGATGTTAGGGAGACGAAACCATCTAGCCAACGAGGAATGACCCCGGTAGGCATAGCCAGAGCTAGGGATTTGCAAAATGGGGTCAAGATGTCTCCCGACACAGTTCGCAGAATGAAAGCATTTTTCGATAGGCACGAAGTGGATAAGAAAGGTGCAACTTGGGACGAGCAGGGCAAGGGATGGCAAGCGTGGAATGGATGGGGTGGCGATGCTGGCTATGCTTGGGCAAGGAAAGTCGTTGGACAGATGGAAGCTAGAGATAAAAAAGAATTAGCCGAACCAGCCTCTTGCCCAATAGCCACGCAAGATATTAAGACCAACCTAGCCAATAGGCAGACAGCGGTGGATGATGCGAACTACGGCCCAGCCAATCCTAACGAACCCAACGAGGACTATTGGAAAGCCAAGGCAGACGAGTTCCAAGGCGATGTAGTCACGGCCAAGAAGATGCTTTGTGGTAATTGTGCGGCCTTCGACCAGAGGAGCAAGGTTCTGGGGTGCATTAAGAAGGGCATCGGAGAGGACGCAAACGAAGTAGCCATTGGTGGCGATCTAGGTTACTGCGAGATATTTGATTTTAAGTGTGCGGCTAAAAGAACTTGTGACGCTTGGATTGTGGGCGGGCCGATTACAGATAATAAAGAAGAACTAGCCCGACCAGTAAGCCAAACCCCAGCCCCTCCCAAGGAACGAATCAAAGGCTCAAAAGAGAACCCCGAAGGCACGGCATCCACCAGAAGCAAGGCTGGTGACATTGAGATTTCAGCCGAGAACGAGGAGGCATTGAAGAACAAGATTGCCGAGTTCAAGGATAAGCACCCAGCAAGGAAAGCCCCTACCCTTGGAGCGTTGAAGAAAGTGTTTCGCAGGGGGGCGGGTGCGTTCTCTACCAGCTTTAGGCCAACGATTACCGGGGGGAAGCCAAACTCAAGGAACGCTTGGGCGATGGCTAGGGTGAACAAGTTTCTAAAGATGGCTGGCGGGGGAGAGGTCAAGAAGTCATACCGAGCGGCAGATGGCGATCTTCTTTGACATAATCTAGGCATTTATGCCTTTACCCATACCTTCCGCAGACGAATCCGAGCAAGACTTTGTTTCCCGCTTTATGGGTGACGAGCAAGCTATCAGCGACTTTCCAGACGAACAACAAAGGGCGGCGGTTGCCTATTCGACCTATCGGGACGAGGAGCTAGATGAAATGGAGCTAGGCGGGGTGAGCATTTTGGAGGTGGGAGAGGCCAAAGGACACGACCTTTTCGTGGATAAAACAAGCCTAGAGACTGCCCTCAAACTTATGAGCAACGCCAAGAATGGCGTGAAGGTTAAAATGAACCACGGAAGCGGATTGGACGCAGTTGTCGGCTTTGCCCGCAACCCCCGCATCGATGGAGACAAGCTGGTGGCCGACCTCCGTTTACTCCGCAACTCCCCCCACTACGGCCTAATCAAAGAGATGGCCTCCGAAGCCCCCGACCAGTTCGGCGTTTCCCTAGCCTTTGTGAATGAGTCCGAGACGATTAACGGCAAGGATTACATTCGACCCCAGAGCATCGCCTCTGCTGATTTAGTTTCCTCCCCTGCGGCCACCAATGGCCTCTTTGAAGAAATGGTGAAATTTATGGAAAAAATTAAAAATTTAAATTGCGGCACTGGTTCTGGTGGTTTTCAACCCGGAAATAAATGTGCTGGTGGAGGAGATGGAGGCGAAGAGTCCTCATCCTCAAAGTCTCCATTAAAAGCTCAAGCAAAAATCTCTTCACAAAAAATACTTAAATCTAGCAAGGAATATAAAACAAGAATTGAAAAAAGCCTTCTTAAAAAAAGCATATTTCCAGAAGATTCCGAATATAAGTCTGTGATGAGAACAACAAATAAAGATGTTGCCGACCTAGAGGATGTTGCTGATTATGTTAAAAGCGGTGATTATAGTGCCGCCGCATCAAAATTAGATAAAATGGATACTTATGCCAAAGACCAAATTCCGCAATCCGTCTATAATGAAATATATAAGTATAGTAAATCAAAAAGCTTTGAAAACATCGACGCATCCGAACAAGAAAAACTCGGTTATGTGCAGGGAGGCAAAACCATTCCAGCCGTAGCCAAAGAAGCCATGGAGGAAGCTCCACTTGACAAAAAGGACAAAACCAATATGGAAAACACAGATTACAAAAAAGATATGGACGAAATTAAAGTTCGTCTCGCCGCCTTGGAAGAGGCGATGAAACCCAAGGATGAGGAAAAGAAAGAGGAGATGGCCTCGGAAGCTCCCAAGATCGTCATCGAAAAAGAAGATGAGAAAGAGGAGACCAAGGAAGAGATGAGCGAAGTCGTGAAGAAAGTTCTTACCGAGTTCGGCATTAAGCCCATCCCCGCCTCCCCTTCAATCGAAGTTCCTTCCGAGAAAAAGGAAGAACCAAAAACTTTTGAAGCACTCGTAGCCGCCCATAGCGACTACGGAACAAGCAAGCTCAAGGCGATGAAAGCCGTGATGCTGTCCAACCCCAAGGAGTACTCTGAGGCATTGTCTCGGGGAATCTCTAAACTCTAAACAAAGGATAATACTAAAATGGCTACAAACATTGACGGTGGTGCAGTTCGCACCTTTAACTTCGCCTCTGCGATTTCGGCTTACCGATTCGTTGAGATTCACACGGACGGCACGGCTCGTGCGGCTGTTTCCGGCTCTGCTCGTTGCGTTGGTTCTACCATCAGCGATGTGGCGGCTGGCGACAACGGAGCAGTTAAGCTGTTCTACCCAACCTTCTTTGCAACTTCCGAGTACGGAATCACCGCTGGCAACCTCGTTGCTACGACTGGTTCTGGCCTTGTGACCACAGCGGCGGCCAATGTCGGCGTTGTCGGAGTTGCTCTTGAAACTGCTCTTGCTGATGCAGTCATCGAGGTTGCAGTTCCTTTAACCCAGTAATTTAACCAACCCAGAAAGAATATAAAAAATGAGTTACATTAGCGGCGGTTCAACCATTCGGGCAGACCTAAACCAAGCCCTCATTGAAGCCCCTCAAGCCGATGTCGGTTTGATCGGAGCACAACTCCTTCCTTTGCAGAATGTCGAAGCAAAGGCCGGAACATACCTCAAAGTTCAGCTGGCTGGTGCAGAGTTGCTGACCAACAATGCAACGGCTCGTGATGCTGGTTCGGGCTATTCAAGAGGAATTAGGTCGTTCACATCGTCAAATTATAGCACGGACGAATACGGCCTAGAGGAATTGCTAGACGATTCCAGCGTTGCAGATTTGTCGCGTTTCTTCTCCTACGAGAGCGAAACTGCCAAGTTCTTGCTCCGTCAGTTGAAGCTATCCCACGAGAAGCGGGTTTCCGATCTTCTCTGGAATGCAACGACTCCCTTCACCATCGCTGACCAGACTCGTGCAGTTGCCTACACCCAAGCGAATATCGCCACGATTGATGTGGCTCGTGATGTGGCGGCGGCCAAATTGGCTCT